CAGGGGGCGCTGTTTCTACCGGAGGAGCTACCGCCACAGGGGGCGCCACCACAGCGGGAGGCGCCACCACAGCGGGAGGCGCCACCACAGCGGGAGGCGCCACCACAGCGGGAGGCGCCACCACAGCGGGGGTAATTGGCGGCGCATTGAGAGCAGGCGGGGGAGCTGGTGTGCGTCTCCCTAATGCGTCCCTTGTGCTCGAAACAACAGACCCTCCAGCGCCCAAGACGCCACCGGTGATGGTCCCAAGGACCGCAGCCTCGCTAACGCCCTCCGATAGCGGCCTGTTCGATGCGGAGTTCTGGAAGACCTGCTCCTGCACGCTCTGGGGCAATTCTTCCAAGAACCCTTCTGAGACGGCAGACCCTAGCGCCTGTCGAATCACACCCTTTCGTGTGGTCGGTGCGGCAAGTGTCGCCAAATACACGTCAGGGTCAACAAACCCCAGTCGCTCCGCAAATTTCCCGCCCACCACGCCGAGTACCGCAGTGAGTGCGCCAGACGCCACGGCCTTCCCGGCCTGTGACGCCGTGAGGGTGCCCGTTGTTTCGCGCGTCTGTTCTGCGGCGGACCCTGTGGCCAGCAGGCCTTCTGATGCTGCCGCCGCGTACGCGGCACGCATCCCTAGGGCTTTGATGCCAAGGCGCGCCACGCCCGCTCCACCCACAAGCAATGGTATAGATTCAGCGCCCGTGCGTAGGGCCATCGCAGGATTGCGAATGACTGCGCCGATCTTGGCGGCTATCCCGCTCGCCGAGCGAAACTCTTCATTTTCGCGCTTGGCCGCGTCACTGAGGCGCTCGTCCAACGACGCCTGTATCGCGCGGGGGGAATACGACCCAAGGGTTTTATCAACGAGCCTTCCCGCTCCGCCTTCAGAGACTAAGTCAGCAAGGCCAACAACCGCCTGCCCGGTCCCCGCAACGCCCTTTGCGACGGACACGCCCAAGTCGGTGCCAGACTCCGTCCACGTCTTGCCGCGCAAAAGGGTTCGCTGCACCTCAGGCGCAACTGCTGCAAACCAATCGTCTACGGGCGGCGCTGCGTGTTCCTCGAACCAGTCTTGAGGCATTTATTTCCTCTTCGCGCCGGCGCGTTCAAACCCGGCAACTTGGTCGGCTGGAACGTCTTTCTCTTGTCCGTTTGGCGCTATCATACGCACCATGCCGCCGCCCGCTGGCAACAGTGTGCCGAATTGCCCCGTATTTGGCCTTGAACCAGTGTTGGGTTGACGTGGTCCGATAACGCTCGCCGACGGTAACTGATCCATCCCATACCTAGGCACACTCCTGGGCGGGAGCCCGTATCGCACCCGGATACTCTTATCAATCTCGTTCTTGGCGTTAATAAACTCTACCTCCGTCAATCGCCGTCTCGCGCTTGCCGTCGAGCCGCTCTGCGTGACTATGCTTTGAAGCGCCGCCGCTGCTTCGGGATCGCTTTGGCTAGATGAGAGGTCTACGCCCATGCCCTGACCGCCAAACGTCAATGGCGCGCGCAGTTCTAGTGCGGCATACAGCTTCTGTTCGTCGGCGGCGATCTCGCCGACGTTTTCTTGCGCCTTGAGTTGGTCCTTGGCCGCGTCTGTTTCTCTCTTGTATTCGGCTTTGGCTTCGCGTGCATCCGCTCTGTCCTGTAGCGACAGTCGCTTAAATTCGTCCGCGGCCAGCCTCTGCGCTTCTGTTGCTTTCAGTGTAGCGGCCGCTTGAGCCGCGTCGTTCTCTTCCTTAGTCTTGGCAAGATTTCGTGCTTGCGTGTTGGGATGAAGCGGAACGGTATTCACAATTTGTGCCCGTTCTGCGTCCGTAGGCGCGGACTTCAATTGCTCATACATTGCGTCTACTTGAGCCATTGCCTTGGGATCAAGGCCTGAGTTTTTGGCATGGTCATAGGCGCGCTGAATGGAGTCCATGCTGCCGCCATACTGACGAAGCTGATTAGCAAGGTCGCTTACGTATTCTCGCTGTTTGTCTAGAGACGCGGCCGCAATTACTGCTGTCTGCGCTTGGTTCTCCGCCTCCGCGGCCTTGCTTGCCGCAATGCGCTGCGCGCTTTCATCAAGTTCCGCATACGATTTGTTCGCCTGCTGACGCAACCGAGGCGGGAGTCTCGCAAGGGTTTGATCACGCGTCGGCATTGGCGAGCCTGCGGGAAGTGGCCCAGTAAAGCCTTCCTCAACCGCCGCGCCGGGAGAACCGGCAAAGTCAAACGCGGCTCTGTCGTCGGCTTCGCCCGCAAGCCGCTTGTTCTCAGCATCCGTCTGCGTAATGTTTGCCAGCGTCAACCGGTCGTTCAGCGCCTGTCGCTTGTTGGCCTGAATCTGCGCGGGGATACCGCCAACGATTTTGCCCACGCTCTCAATCGCCCCGCCATAGGCCTGTCCACGCGCCTCTGCGGCTCGTGCCTGGGCACTGGCCACATCGACCAGCGCCTTCGCCTTGGCGTCCTCGCCACGGCTCAACAGGTCGGCAATGGTGCTGACGTACGGGTTGCGATACGCCTGAAAGTTAAACGCCATTAGATGCCCGCCACTCGGTACAAGTCATTGGCGCGATCACGCTCGTACTGACGTTGGTTGTTGAACTTGGTCTGATACGCGGCCATCGCATCATCGTACGATTTCTGCCGCCGATTGTACGCGTCCGTTTGTTGCTGTTGATACAAACCCGTGTTGGTGCCAAACGCGCCAGACCGTCGCCCTTCCGTCTCCGTGTTGAAGGCGTTATTCTTCAACGCATTGGTGGAGTACTGTTGAAAGGCATTCTGCGCGTTGGTGTTGTACGTGTTCAGGTTCCGGTCGTAGACGTTCCCGTACTCCTGAGACGCCGCTTGCTGGCCGTAGTCCAACAGCCCCTTCATGTTGCCACCGGTATTGGTGACCCCACGCGCCGCCCCAGACCGCTCCAGCGCCTTCTGGCCTTCGCTCAGACGGAACTGGTAGCCGGGGTCTTGCCCCATCTCTGCCGCCGTCGGTGCCGCAAACGGTGCAGGAGCCATGTAGTCCGGCGCGTTATAGGCTTCACCGGGCGTATACGTGCCGGGGTTGGCAATCGGTCCCTGCTGGCCCATCATGTCGCCCAATGTAGGCGGCGTGGGCATCTCGCCGGGACGCTGGTTCTGCAACCCTTCCGGACCCAGCCCAAAGGTGGCGAGACGTGCCGCCCTAGCGGCGGGGGTTTCTGCCGATGAGGCAGTGCCAGACTCAGATGATCCGCCGCCGACGTATCCGGCAGGCGCAGCAACAATGCCTGCAGACCCCGCTAGTGCCGGGTCCGCCGAGGTGGCACCGCCAAGCTTTGCGGCCCAATAGGGGTTCCAGCCCACGCGCCACTTGCCATCGGAATAGAGGTCAGGCTGAGACGCCTTCCCAATCCAATACTCCTCACGCTCTGGCGTGAGCGTGATCCCTTGCTTTGTGGCATCTGCACGGATCTGGCCGAGAAGCACCTCGCGATTGAGGTTCGGTGCTCCCCTAGTAGTAGTGTCTCCCGGCGGCTTTTGTTCACCAGTGGCGCGAGGATCAACATCTTCAGACTCGGCAAAGCCCTCTCCCGAAGGGAGGGGTGTTGTGTTGATCTTCTTGTTCCCGTACTCTCGTATCGCAAAGACAGAATCCGGATCTGCCTTAATTGCCGCTAACGTCGGACCCCACGCGCTCTGAGGCGTTAACCGGCCCTGAGACGTGGCGTATCGGTCAAACTCTGCTTGCGTCGGCAGTCGAAACCGATACTGCCAGAACACCTCCCGCAGCGCGTATTTTCGATTTTTAATCTCATTGGGGGTATCCTCCGGTCTTAATGGCGGTGCCGCAGACGAATTCCCCGACCCCGTCGTGGAATCGTTTCCGTCATCCACGTAAGATGCATTGCCGTCGGCATCGTATACGATACCCATTACTTGTACCTCGGCATTCCAGTGGCGGGGTCGATGCTGTCATCGACAGGGTCATCGCCGTAGTCCATCTCTTTCGGGATAATCAGGCCAGACCGTTGCAGCGCATCCGGCTCGACAAACGTATCCAATGCCTCTTGCGGTTGTCCGTAGCCCATCAGATCCCGAAGGTAGTTCATCTGATTCGTCGTCTGCCCACGCACCTTACTTGCCGTGCGACCCCCAGACAAGTACTGCGCCCGTTGGTTGAACGCATCGTCTCCAGCAAAGTTGTAGGCGTTCTGGCTCCCAGCCACATCCGCACCGTACTGCGCCTTTGCTGCGGCATTCGCCCGCACTTGGTCAAGGAATGACTGGCGCTGCGTGAAGCCGAGCGACCGCTTTGCTGCCGCATCCTGCAGATTCGCCGCCGACTTCGCGGCCTCAGTCTGTAGACGCGCTGCATACTTGGCCGCATCGGCTTGTTTCTTGGCCGAGTAGATCGCCCCAATGCCTTGCAGCCCAGCCCCAATGCCAAACGTCAAGTCGGGTCCGATTCCACCGCCACCACCACCGCCACCGGTTTGATGAAGCGGCTCCATGACACCAAAGAACTTACGCATTAGGACACTCCAAACTGCACCGCAAAATGATCACACGCCAGATGCGTAACCTGTGCGCCCACATGTTCACACAATCGGCGCGATTCGTCGTTGGTCGCCATCATCCACACTTCTTTCGCACCCAATCGCTGGGCCGTCTCCTGCATCGCATTCCGCAGCGCCCGCGCCACCGACACACGGCCACGGTCTTCTTCTCGAATCCATGCCCCATCCATGTGCCACGCTTGCAAAAATGACGTACACCCCACAATGACGCCGTCCGACTCCACCACCATCACAATGTCCTCGGTCGGATGCATCGACGGCCAGACGGACTCCAACAGTGTCCCCACCAGCTTCGGCCACTCGTCTGCCGGCAATCGGCGTGTTGTCAGATCACCTGTTCGCACACCACGTCCAATCGATACTGCATCGTCGTCGCCCCCACGCTTGCGTACGTCGTCGAATAGGTGATGGTCGTGGCATCGTCCACGCTAATAATGGCCGACAGCGAGGTCGTCGTCGCCAACGTGTTCCCCGTCATCGCCGTGCTGCTCAGAGTACAGGCCACCCCCGATGTCCAGCCAAAGGTGACAATCAACGACGAACTCGTCGTCGCCGCTCGTGTCACTTGCGCCGTCATCGACAGCCGGTAGACACCGGGCAGCACCACCAAGATTGGCATCGCCGTCGTGGTAATCGACGCCGCTTGTGTCGTCAGGCTGACCGACGACACCGTCTGCGGCCCCGCATTGATACGGTCAATCAACGACAGCAGCCAGTAGCGCATGGCTTGCGTCACACGCCCGGTAATGCTGTTGTTCAAGACCGGCGTCTCGACAATAACGGGTGGCACCGGGGCAAGGGCCAGCATTACGACTGCCCTTGGAAGTTGCGACCCTCGACCAGTGCGCCCACAATGCGCCACGCAATCGGGTCCGTTACCACAATCTCAGGCACCCACATCTGCGTGGAACTCGCCAGCCGTGTCCAATACACGTTGGTGCTATACGCCCCTAACGCGCCTGCGGTCACCGACTGGCTCTGGCTCCACGTCTTAAGGTTGATGCTCGTTCGCAACAGCACTTGCGGGTCAGACCCCTGTCCAGACGACGTGCCAAGGCCGGGTTCCAGCAATAGTTGAAACCGCGACACAAACATGCGCCGAGACTGCGGGGCCACCCACAACGGCGGCGGGATGCGAAGCCGTCTGATAAGGGTGCCATCGCACTCGCTGGTGAACGACGTGTCCATCTCACACAACATGCCAGTCTCGCGGTCGCCCACCAGATGCTTCCCAAAGGCGTAGCAGTGGTTGCGCGGCCCCCAGAAGTCATAACTGCCCGTGGCTGTATCCCACACGCCCCGTTCATGCCAGAGCCGCGTGGTAAGGTCATAGACCCATGTGGCGTTGGCCGAGGGAAACGTCAGGCAGTAGAACGTGTGGCCTTGTTCGCTATAGGTCACCGCTTCGGCGTCCGTGATGCCCACGGTCCGCGCATAGCCCGCAATCGCCGTTTCCACGGCATACGTGCTCACGCGGTCAGGCACCAGTCCGTTGGCCGCAACGACCAGTCCCGCCCCATTGGAGTTCTGCGACAGCCACATCATGCTGCTGCCCACCAGCGCCACACTCGACGGGGCACAGGTGCCATAGCCAAACACGCTGCCAGGCACCGGTTGAAACGGAAACGGCGACGTCCCCGCGTCATACCAGACCTCGCCGGTCTGCTCGCCAATCAGCCAAATCTGACGGTTGCTATCGACATTCATCGACACCCACGGGTCCGGCGCAATGCTGCGTTGGGCAAACTGCGTCAAATCCCACGTCGCCCCGTCGTTCAGTTCGCTGATATAGAACGTTGAGGTGGCCGCATTGAAGGCCAAGAAGTAGCCGTCAATCATGCCCACGCTGGTCGTGATCCCCGCCAGATTCGCCACCGCCGTCAGGGTGTTCGTGGCAATGTCGAGCAGATACCCATTGGTGCCCGACCCAATCAGCAGCTGTCCGCCCGCATCCCCGTTGCTGGCAATGCTGGCCATGTTGGGGTCATTCGCCACGGTGCCGCCCGTCACAATCGACGCGCTGTTGGTGTCCAGCACCTTGTAGACATGTCCGCCCATCACGGCATAGCAGCGCCCAGCCATCGCAAATAATGCACGGCAGTTGATGTCGCTCACCGTGACGTAGGGTTCTTGGCCCGGACAGGGATACAACGCCGCCGCATACGGAGACGCCGCCGCCTGAATCGGCTCAGGATACCAGTTCATCGTCCGTTCGAGGTCCGCCCACGGACTCTGCGACTCGTTCGACCCGTAGACAAAGCCCGGATACTGGCCCATGTTACGTGTCCGAATAGATGTTGTAGTGCGGACCTGCGCCCCCAAACAACAAACCCGCCACGCCGCTCGACAGGTCGCTCAAGCGTTGATTAGCGCGTTTAATGTCGGCTTTGCTCTCCATCGCCGCCTGCTGCAAGTCTGGTGTCAATGGGGCGTCAAACGCCGCCGCAATCTCTTTCGCCAACCCTGTCCGCAGGAAGCGACGGTACCCCGGAGGCAAGCTAATCGTGTCGGAAATGGCGGTGAACTCTGACACCGGCACCGGGGTATAAATGACCCCCTGCAACGTCGCACTCGTCGGAATCGGCCACAAATAGACCAGGCCGAGTCCTGACGTGAAGGTCGGGTTGTAATACGC